CGATTGCTCTTTGCGGAGCTGATGGTGATGTTGCTAAGTGGAATATTAATGATTGCGTTTGGATATATGATAACGAACCACGTAATTCAGAAATCCTATCAAGAATTTCCAGAGTTATCGAAATGGGACAAAAAGTTGTCATCTGGCCTTCAACAATAATTGAAAAGGATATTAATGATATGGTCCTTTCTGGACTTGACGTTAAAAGTGTGATAGAATCTAATATCTATTCTGGTCTTCAAGCAAAATTAAAATTTACTAATTGGAAAAAGGTATGAGTAACGGAACGAAAGTAGTAAAAAGAAATGGAAACATTGAAAATTTAAATCTTGATAAAATGCATCTCATGGTAGATGAAGCCTGTAAAGGCTTATCTGGAGTTTCTGCTAGTCAAGTTGAGATGCAGTCTGGAATTCAGTTTTATGATGGTATTTCAACTAAAGAAATTCAAGAGATTTTAATTCGTAGTGCGAGTGATTTAATTAGCCTTGATCATCCCAATTACCAATATGTAGCTGCTAGGTTACTTCTTTTTTCTATTCGCAAACAACTATATGGTGGTCATAAAGAGCTTCCTCATCTAGAAACACATATTGTTAATTGTGTTAATAATCAAGTATATGACTCAGAAATTTTCGTAAAGTATTCTAAAGAAGAAATTTCTAAGGCAAATTCATATATTGACCATGAACGTGATATGAATTTCACCTATGCCGGATTGCGTCAAGTCGTGGATAAGTATCTAGTACAAGATCGGAGTACTGGTGGAGTATATGAAACTCCTCAGTTCATGTATATGATGATTGCTCTGACTGTTTTTGCAGAGTATCCAAAAGAAACCAGAATGTCGTATGTAAAGAGGTATTATGACGCAATCTCAAAGCACAAAATCAACATTCCCACACCTATCATGGCAGGGGTGCGAACTCCACTTCGACAATTTGCGAGCTGTGTTCTTGTTGATGTTGATGACACCCTCGATAGCATCTTTAGTAGTGATATGGCTATTGGCCGTTATGTTGCACAACGCGCAGGAATCGGTATCAACGCAGGTCGCATCCGAGGTATCAACAGCAAAATACGAGGTGGTGAGGTTCAGCACACGGGTGTTGTACCGTTCCTCAAAAAGTTTGAAGCGACTGTCAGATGCTGTACTCAAAATGGCATACGCGGTGGATCCGCCACCGTCCACTTCCCAATTTGGCACCAAGAAATAGAAGATATTCTAGTTCTTAAAAATAATAAGGGAACAGAAGATAATCGTGTTCGTAAACTAGATTATTCCATTCAGATTTCCAAATTATTTTATGAAAGGTTTATTCAAGATGGTGAGATCACGCTTTTTTCTCCGCATGATGTACCTGGACTTTATGAATCTTTTGGTCTCCCTGAATTTGATGAGTTATATGTTGAATATGAGAATGATCCATCTATTAGGAAAAAAACTGTTAAGGCACAAGAACTAATTCTTAATCTTCTTAAAGAACGTGCTGAAACAGGTCGTATCTATATCATGAATATTGACCATTGCAATTCTCATAGTTCTTTTAAAGATAAAGTTGAGATGAGTAATCTGTGTGTTTCTGGTGATACTAAAATTTGGATTATGTATTCTGATAATGAAAAAGGTCTTGAAGTTTCTTCTAAAATAGAAATTCAAAAATTAGATTATTATCTAAACAATTCCAAGTATGATAATGTTCGGGTTCGTTCTTATAATACCGAATCTAATGAAAAGGAATGGAAACCTATTACTGCTTATGCTCAAACTTCACCAAAAGCAAAAGTAATGAAAATTACAGATGAAGAAAGTGGTAAGAGTATTCTGGTCACACCAGAACATCAAGTATTCACAAAAAATCGTGGATATGTAATGGCAAAAGAACTGACTGAAACTGATGAACTGATAATAGTGAATAAAGATATTAATTTCTAATATGATAGGAAGTGTAATGTCTATATTTTATAAATAGTTATGAGATTACACTTCCTATTATGAAAACATATATTGTGTATAAAATTACCAATAAGAAAAACGGAAAATCTTACATAGGAAAAACTGAATATTCTTTGGAACATCGTTGGAATCGTCATTTATCATCAGCAAGAAATGGTTCTAAATTTAGATTTCATTCTGCTATTAGAAAATATGGTGAAGATTGTTGGGACTTATCTGTGATTGAAACTTATCAAACGGAAGATGAAACTTTTATTAATGAAAAGGAAACCCACTTCATTAAACTTTTTGAGAGTGATACTAAAAAAGGTTATAATGCTACTTCAGGTGGAACTGGTGGATGGATGCTTCCCAGATGCTCACAAGAGGTTCAGGAAGAGTGGAGAAACAACATTTCCATAAGAACTACTGGTTATAATAATCCAAACTATTCTGGACTTACTGACGAACAACTTATAGAAATAGGAATAAAGTTTGCTAAAAAATATGGATTTATTGGTGGCAGAAAAAGAATAGTTGAGTTTTCTCTTAATGAACTGAATATAAAGTTTCCAAAACACTTCTCCAAAAATAGATTTGGAGGAAACCATAAAAACTTTTATAAATGTATTGAAGAACAAACTGGATTGGTGTATAATCCTTATTATAAAGACGAAACTCAAAGAAAACTTGCTAAACAACTTTTAGAACAAAACAGGAGAAAAAAATGCTAAAGATTGAATATCTTGAAGAAGAAATTCCCGTTTATGATATTACAGTAGAAGGAACTCACAATTTCTTCGCAAATGATATTCTTGTCCATAATTGTCAAGAAATTACTCTACCAACTTATCCTATTCAGCACATTGATGATGAAATGGGTGAAATTGCTTTGTGTATTCTCAGTGCTATCAATGTAGGTAAAGTAAAGTCTGATGAAGAACTTGAAGACCTTTGTGACCTTTCAGTTCGTGGTTTGGACGAATTGATTGACTATCAAAAATACCCCGTAAAGGCCGCAGAAATCGCCACTAAGGCGCGTCGTTCGCTTGGTATAGGATTTATTGGGTTAGCGCACTATTTGGCAAAACTTGGGTTTAATTATGATTCTCAAGAAGCATGGGACGCAGTTCATGGGCTCGCAGAATCTTTCCAATATTATCTCTTAAAAGCATCTAATCAACTTGCTAAAGAGAAAGGATATTGTGAATATTTTGGGCGCACTAAGTATTCTGATGGAATTCTTCCGATTGATACTTACAAAAAAGATGTAGACGAAATTTCATCCGTTAATCTTCAGCATGATTGGGAAACTCTTAGAGCATCTATCCTGGAACATGGTCTCAGGCACTCAACACTGTCCGCACAAATGCCATCGGAGAGCAGTTCCGTTGTGTCAAACGCAACAAATGGAATTGAACCACCTCGCGGATTCTTGTCCATTAAAAAATCCAAAAAAGGACCACTCAAGCAGATTGTTCCTCAATATCACACTCTTAAGAATAATTACACGCTTCTTTGGGATATGAAATCTAATCGTGGTTATATTAACGTAGTTGCCATGATGCAAAAATTCTTTGACCAAGCAATTTCTGGTAATTGGTCTTATAATCCAGAAAATTATCCAGATAATGAAGTTCCTGTGTCAGTTATGGCAAATGATTTCTTGACTACATACAAGATGGGACACAAAACAGCATACTACCAGAATACTTATGATATTAAAACTGATGAGGTAGTTGAAGAAAAACCCAATCTTCAAGATTTGTTAAATGAGTTAAGTTCAGTAGAGGAGGGAGAGTGTGAATCCTGCGCAGTTTAATTTTAAAACTTCTTCAAACGAAGAAACTACCCAAATTAAAGGAATGACCGTCTTTAACACAGAAAAAGTTAATACCAAAAAACAACCAATGTTTTTTGGTAAACCATTGGGAGTTCAGAGATATGATTCATACAAATATCCAATCTTTGAAAAACTGACTACTCAACAATTGGGATATTTCTGGAGACCCGAAGAAGTTTCTCTCCAGAAAGATCGTGGAGATTATCAAACACTAAGACCTGAACAGAAGCATATCTATACTTCTAACTTGAAGTATCAAATTATGCTTGATTCTGTTCAAGGTCGTGGTCCTGGTATGGCATTCATTCCATATTGCTCACTTCCTGAACTGGAAGCGTGTATGGAAGTATGGGGATTTATGGAAATGATCCATAGTCGCTCATACACTTACATTATTAAAAATGTCTATTCAGACCCAAGTGAAGTGTTTGATAAGATTGTGACCGATGAGCGTATTCTGGAGCGTGCTAAAAGCGTTACGGAATCATATGATGACTTTATTCAATCATCACAGCAGTATGGTGTATCAGATGCCTGGTTACACAATCTTGAAGGAGTATCATACGCAAAGGAAACACTTAATGACGTTAAACGGAAACTCTATAGAGCAGTCGCAAACGTTAACATTCTTGAAGGTATTCGCTTCTACGTTAGTTTTGCTTGTAGTTTCGCCTTTGGCGAACTTAAGCTTATGGAAGGATCCGCTAAAATCATCTCTCTTATCGCAAGAGACGAAAACCAA